AAGGGCATTCGCTTCAAGAAATGGAATTGGCTGGAGCTGTCGGCGGTGACCATCCCGGCGAACCAGACCGCCACCATCACCACCATCAGATCTATCGACACTGCGCAGCGGGCCGCGTCAGGCCAACAAGTTCGCAGTGTCGTCAGACTCAACCAACCGGGCGCCTCCGGACGATCTCAACTTATTGCCCCGGAGGGCACCAAAATGAAAACCATTGCTGAACAAATTAGTGCACTTGAAGCCAAGCGGGCCGCTGATGCCGCGCGCATGGAAACCGTGATGCAGAAGTCTCTCGACGAGGACCGCACTGCGGATGCGGCCGAGCAGGACGAATTCGACACCCTCAACACCGAGATCGAGGCGGTCGACAGCCAACTGGTGCGCTTGCGAGCACTCGAAAAGGCCAAAGCGGTGACCGCAAAGGCGGTGGTCAAGGCCGAGACGGCTCACGAAGGCAGCCTTTCGCGCGGCGGCTATTCGCCGATCTACGCAGTGGCCGAGCAGCGCGTTGCCAAGCAGGACTATGTCTGGCGCTCGCTGGTGTGCGCGGTGAAGGCGCATTTCACCAAGCAGAACCCGCTGGAAATTCTCAAGTCCGAATACGGCGACGACGAACCGACCCGTGCGGTGCTGAACATGATCACCAAGGCGGCCACCGTTCCGGCCGACACCGTGACCTCGGGCTGGGCCAGCCAATTGGTCGAGACTTCGATCCAGGACTGGTTCGACGCGCTGCAGCCAAACGCGGTCTATCCGGCGCTGGCGTCAAGGGGTGGCAAGTTCACGTTCGGCCGCGCCGGCATTGTCTCGATGCCGACCAGGGCGGCGACGCCGACCATTGCCGGCAGTTTTGTCGCCCAGGGTGCGCCGATCCCGGTGCGGCAGGGCGCCTTCAGCGCGATCACTTTCACGCCAAAGAAGATGGGCGTGATCTCGACCTTCACCCGTGACATCGCCGAGCATTCGACGCCGGCGATCGATGGCCTGATCCGGCAAACCATCATCGAGGACACCAACGTCGCAATTGACAGCGTGCTGCTCGACGCCACCGCGGCGACCACTACCCGCCCGGCCGGGCTGAAAGCCGGTGTGTCCGCGACTACGGCAACGGCAGGTGGTGCGCTTGCCGCCCTGATCGGCGACATCCGCGCGCTATCATCGGCGCTGATTACCGGCACCAACGGCAATTTGCGCTCGCCGGTGTGGATCATGAACCCTGGCGACGTACTGGCGGCCGGGCTGTTGCCGGCCACCGCGGGCGGCGGGGAATTCCCGTTCAAGGAAGAGTTGGCGCGCGGCACGCTGCTCGGCTATCCGGTGATCTCAAGCTCCAACGTCACCGCCGATACCATGCTGCTGGTCGATGCTGCCGACTTTGTCTCGGTGACCGGCGACACGCCGCGGTTCGATGTCTCGGACCAGGCGACGCTGCATATGGAAGACACCACGCCATTGCAGATCGCTACCGGCGCCCAGGGCTCGGGTGTGCTGGCGACGCCGACCCGGTCGCTGTGGCAAACCGACTCGATCGGCGTGCGGATGCTGCTCGACATCAACTGGGGTCTGCGCAGGACCGGCGTCGTTGCCTGGACCCAAACCATGACATGGAACTAGGAAAGGAAACCAGATGGCACAGACACCAGCCAAGACCAAGGATCACCCCGACGTCCAGGCGATGCAGGCTCGCCGCGACGAGCAGACTAGGTCAAACGAGGAAGCAATGAAGCGCATGGAATCGACGCAGCCGACGCCGACCCAGGAAGAAAACGACCTGGCGAAGCTCGGCGTCGCGGTTGACGAAAAGGAACCCGATGGCGCCGGACCGACGGTGATCCGAACCGTCGTGGTCGCCAACACGCCGTTGGGTGCCGAACCGCCAAGCATAACCGACCCCTACTCTGCCGAGGGCAAGGCCGAGCGCGAACGGGCGGAACGCGAACGGGCGGAGCGGGCCGCTCAGGCCAAAGCCAAGAGGGACGAGGCGCGCGGCTAATGGCACGGCGACGCGGCACGCCTCGACCGTATGCCGAGGCGCGCCCGACTATCTCGGGCACGGCGACGCTGGGCCAGATCCTGACCTGCAACGATGGGGTGTGGATTCCACAGCCAATCTCCATCACGCGGCAATGGATCAGGGATGCCTCGACCGTGATCGCCGGTGCTACAGCAACGACCTATACGCTGGTCGCCGCCGATCAGACCCACACCGTGAAATGTCGCGTCACCGGCAGCAATGCCTATGACGCGACGACGATCGATACTGCAAGCACGGCGACGGTGGCTTGAATGAGAATCCTCGGCCTGCCAATCCCGTTCACCGGCGAGAAGGCGTTGTCCTCCTTGCCGGTGGACCGCGACTATTCCTATCCGATCGTGCGCGAATCTTATCCCGGCGCCTGGCAGCAGAACGTCACCGTCAATACCGACAGCGCGGCGTCGTTTCATGCCGACTTCGCCTGCAAGACCCTGATTGCGCGCGACATCGCCAAACTGCGGGTGAAACTGGTCGATCAGGACGAGGACGATATCAACATCTGGAGCGAGGTGGTCAACCCGGCGTTCTCGCCTGTGCTTCGCAGACCTAACGCGTACCAGACCCGAAATCAATTCTGGGAAAGTTGGGTGCTGTCGAAACTGTCGCGCGGCAATACCTACGTGCTGAAACAACGCGACAACCGCAACGTCGTGACCGCGCTGCATATCCTCGATCCGACCAGGGTGCAGCCGTTGGTCGCCGACGACGGCGCGGTGTTCTATCGTCTCAGCAGCGACAATCTGGTCGGCACCGGCGAGATCACCGTGCCCGCGCGCGAGATCATCCACGACCGCTTCAACTGCCTGTTCCATCCGTTGGTCGGAACGCCGCCGGTGTTTGCGTCAGGGCTGGCGAGCATGCTCGGCTTGAATGCGCAGAAGGCATCGGCGCTGCTGTTCCAGAACGCCTCCACGCCTGGCGGCATCCTCACCGCGCCAGGCGAGATCAGCCAGGTGGAAGAACAGCGCCTGAAAGAGCAATGGGAGAACCGTTTTTCGCGGGTCAATCTCGGCCGCGTCGCCATCCTGACCGGCGGCGCCAAATACGAGAAGGTGGCAATGACCAATGTCGAGGGACAGATGGTCGAGTCGCTGAAATGGAGCGCCGAGGTGGTGTGCAGCGTCTACCACGTGCCACCCTACAAGGTCGGCGTCGGCGCGCTGCCGTCCTACAACAATGTGCAAGCCTTGAATGTGGAATACTACAGCCAGGCGCTGCAAAGCCACATCGAGGAGATCGAGGAGCTGTTGGACCACGCGCTCGGCATCGGCTGGGGCGTCGGTCTCGGCACCGAATTCGATACCGAGAACCTTTTGCGGATGGACAGCGTCACCCAGATCACCGCGATCCAGCAGGCGGTTGGCGCCGGGGTGATGGCACCGAACGAAGGCCGCAGCAAGCTCGATCTCAAGCCGGTCGACGGCGGCGAGTCGCCGTATCTGCAGCAGCAGAATTACTCGCTCGCGGCGTTGGCCAAGCGCGACGCCCAGGATGATCCGTTCAAGCCGAACACTCCGGCATTGGCTGCACCAACAGAAGAGCCAGCCGCTGATGAGCCGGTCGAGGAGCCAGTCAAGGAAAAAACCAAGGCTATCGATCTCGACCGGGTCACCAAGCTATACGCGAGGGCTGCGTGATGGATCTGCAAGAAGCATTTGATCGTGGTTTCGAGGTGGTGAAAACCTACGTCGACGCCGAACTCGCGGCTGCCGCCATGTTGCCGCCCGAACTCGCTGTTGAGGTCGCGAAAGCGGTGCGGACACTGCACGAAGCGCCGGCGGTCGTCGAACGCAGCGAGCCAGTGCCGCCGCCAAAAGTCGTTCGCATCGAGCGTGACGCGGATGGCAACCTGGTGCCGATCTACGACGAGCCGCAGCCGTGATCATTGTGCTGTCGGAGCAGGCCAGCAATATCATGCTCAATGTGCTGTCCGGCCTGATGGATGGCGGCTCGATCGAACTGTTGTCGGACGATGACCGTAGGCTTGCCGTGCTCAAACTGTCCGACCCGGCAACGGAGGAAGCATCCGGCCGCGAGATCGCATTCAACAGGATCATGGAAGAGGATGCCGCGCTGGCACAAGGCAATGCGGCCAACGCGCGGGTTCTCAGCAGTGACGGCAGCGAAGTATTTCACTGCGATGTCGGCGACGAAAATTCCGACGCCACGATCAAGCTCAACACCACCAGGATATTCCGCGGCGGCCCGGTGCGGCTGACCTCGTTCCGGCTGGCGTTCTGAGGGAGGCTAACTTGGCCATATACACGAAGTACGACACCGCAATCGAGAAATTGTGCGACAAGAAGATTGATGCGTTAGGCAATACGGACACTTGGAAAGCCGTGATCCATACCGACGCGCCCGTCACGGCAACCGACAGTACACTGACCGACCTAACCCAGATTGCCGGGAGCAATGGCTACACCACGGGCGGCACCAGCATCACGTTCAACTCGACGCGAACCGGCGGCACGATCACGGCAACCGGCACCGACGTGGTGTGGACGGCTTCCGGCGGCAATCTCGGCGCGAGCACGACCGGGCGCTACATCTCGGTTTACGATGATACTTCGGCGGCCGATGATCTGTGGTGCTCGTGGGATTATGGATCGGCATTCACGGTGGCGGATGCAGAAACGCTCACCTTGGACTTCGGCGCCAACATTTGGCAAATGTCATGAATAGACTTCGCTACAAGCTTGTGGTCAAATTCATGAATGCGGACAACGAAAGAGCTAGCATGGCTTGGTGGCCTTCTCGAAGGAGAAGCTGCTTTCATGCTCAAGAAAGGCTGCCCTAAGATCGGTTTGCAGATGACCGATCTCGATACGGTAGAGCGGGCGGCATCCATTCTTGGCGTTAAGGTTGGAGCTTATTCACGCAAGCCAAAAGGCAAAGCAACCTATCTTCCAGTCTGGCACGTTGCCGTTCATGGCACGCGGGCAATTAGCTGGATGATGACGTTGTATCAATTTCTGGGACAACGGCGGCAAGCGCGCATTCGTGAAATACTTGCAGAGTGGCGCGCCAGCAAAAATGTGCCACGGGCCTCTCGTGGTATACGGCTGATGGCAGTCTGTCATCCTGACAAACCTCGATCTGGTGGAATGCTTTGCAACACTTGTTACAGAAAAGAGTGGATGCGGAAGTGGCGAGAGAAGACAGGGCGCAACGGTACTTATTACCGTCACATCAAATCGCTGAAGCAAGCAACGCCAAACCAGAGCGACCTATTTCGTTGACGCTGGCGTGCAAGCGCTATCCGGTTGCGAAGCTGAAAGGGCTGATCCCACTGAAATACATCGAAGCTCTTGAGCAGAACCAGATGCTGCGATCCTGCTGTCGCCATCCCGAGAACCACGACATCGAAGCGTGGAAATCGCGTCCGGAAGAAGCGGCGCCGGATGTGTACGTGTTTCATTGTACATGCGGGCGCAAGCATCGACGGTTTTGCGTCGGCGGCGGCGACGAGAGGCCATTTTGGGAGATCGGGTGAATGTGCCGTGCAATGGCTGCCGTCTTTGTTGTCGCATGATGACGCCACTACGCCCAGAGATGGGTGACGATCTGGCGTCGTACCAAACAGCCATGTGCTACACGCCGGGCCAGTTGCCGTACATGATCCTCGACCGCCACGCTAACGGTGATTGCATCTATCTCGGTGAGCATGGCTGTACGATCTGGGAGCGCGCACCTTACGAATGCCGCATGTTCGACTGCCGCGAGTATTTCCGCAACAAGACCAGGAACGAACGACGCGATCTGATGAAGCGGGATACCGCGGCCAAGCCGTTGTTCGACCGGGCGAAGGAGTTGCTGCGCTAATGGCGCTTCCGGTAGCCATTTCGGGCATCTCGACGGCGGTCGCGCCGGTCGGCCCGTTCAAGTCGAGTGGTGGTGCCTACTATTTCTTCGGGCGCGACGGCACCACCGCGACCACGCTGCAAGCCTACAAGGCGTTGAACGCGGCTGCGGTGATCGCACCGGGTGGTGCGGGTAATCAAAATTTAGGTGACACTACTGGTCAGTCATCGATCGGACAAACATGGACGCATGACGGATCAACTGTTACTTCTGTCCGTGTCCATATCTGGAAGGTTGGTGCTCCGACCGATACTGTCAATGCTGAAATCTATGCAACGTCTGCCGGATTGCCTGTCGGCACGGCGCTTTTCACTTCGACAAATACGGTTTCCGGGGCGTCGCTTGGTACGGTTTCGGGAGCGCAGCCTGTTTCTGTTTTCAGTTTTTCCGGCGTCACTACGCTTGCCGCATCGACGATGTATGCACTTGTGATCAATCGTAGCGGTGCAGTCGATGCGTCGAATTATTATCGATGGGGTGGCGATGCCGCAGATACGTATGCTGGGGGCACCACCCTCAGAAAAGGTACGAGTATTCCAAATTGGAGCGTATCATCTGGTACTGATCGTGATGTCACGATCATCAGCGCATCGAGTGATACTGCGCCCGAAACTGCGTGGTCATCCATCGCGACCAAGACCGGCTTCACCACCGCGATTCTGAACATCGCTGCGTATCAGGTCGGCAACGTTATTCACATGCTGGTGCAGGATGGCACGGGGCCAGCAACGCTGGTGGCGACCAAGTACGTTTCCTATGACATGGCAACCGACACGTTTCTTGCAACAGTGGAAACGGTTTCGGCAGCATCGATCCTCACCGGCACGGCCGCGTCTGGCTGGGGCTGCTCGCTGGTGGTGCGGTCTAACGGTAACGTGGTCTGCTTCTACAACGGTGTGCAGACCAAGGTCTCGACAAACTGGTCCCGTGTCTATTACCGGGTACGCACAGGTGTAGCTACATTCGCCGCTGCCGAGGCTATGGTCGATGCCGGGTTGGGTGTTAACAACACCGCGCCCATCGCCGTGCTTGGTTCATCCGATCGCACGCATCTGTTGTTCTTCAACGGCACCAATACGCTTCAGAGACATCTCACCAGCGCCAACGTGTTGGGAACGGTGGCGTCAACTGGTGCGACGGCGGCTGCATTGGATGTCTGCACATTCGGCGCAACCAGTCATATCGGGTTTACGCCTGCTCAAACGTTTCGCTGGACTAGCGCGGACAATCCGACTGTCACCGCCGCCAGTGTGACATTCGGCACGCCGACCAGGACAGTCAATGACGGCGCGGATGTTCACGCACTGTACCAGAACAGCGCCGATAGCGACCTGTATGTCAAGAAATCGACGGATAGTGGCGCGACATTCGGGACCGGCACTAATGTATTTACCGCTACGGTCACCGCAGCAGATGCCAACGTTTCGAAAAATCAGACATCCTATCAGCGCGGTTCGAGTATCGTTTTTCCTTACATCGCTAACGATAACGCTACGCTGAAATACAACGAGGCTGTTATTCGATCCACGGCAGTGGCGGCGACAGCCCCGCCGGTCTTTCAGTCGCCACGCAAGGTCTTTGCTTTCAGCGGGAGAGCCAGATGAGCCGGATTTATGCCGTACCGTTTAACGGCACCATCACGGCGGCGGGGACGGATACCGACATCTGGTCGTTTCAGGCTGCGGCCAACAAGCCGATCTGTCTGCGTGCCTTCACGCTCGGGCAGACCTCGGAGGTCGGTGATGCGATGGAGGAAAACCTCCGTATCACGGTGCGGCGCATCACGACATCCTATGCGGTTGGTTCGGGCGGCAGTTCGGTGACGGCGGCGGCAACCACAGCGTCGTCCGCAGATACGGCATGGTCGTTCACGGCGCGAACCAACGACACCACGGTGGCAACCGGGACATCGCAAGTCCTTGACGAGTTCGGTTGGAACGAGCGCAACACGCCATATGAACACTGGTATCCGGACAACATCTTCGCGCCATCGGCAGTCAACGGTCAGGGATTGGTGATCAGGTGCGAGACCACGCTGCTGGATGACATGACGTTTTCAGGAACGGCCTGGATCGAAGAAGAGGGCTAAGTGCCGGTCTTTCTCAGGTA